ACGAAAGTTTCTGCGATCAATTAACTCATTTGCAGTGGTAACTTTGCAGGTCACAGTATACACCTTGCCTTCTTGTCCATTGCTGAGTTCCACGTAGGTTAGGTCACCTTGCACACCTTGCGTTTCGATAATCAATGGATCCGGATCATTTGATCGAGCACTGACTGTGTAAACTGTTTCGCTGAGTGTATCACCATGGGCCAACCATTGGCTCCAATCGAAAGTGTAGATCAACTGCGCTTCTGTGTCTTTGACAATGGTCAAACCTTGTATTGTTTGAGTAAATCCTGAACGTGCTGTGGCCATCTTGTTCTCCTGTTATATTATATATGTGTTGGTTTCGCCAGTGATGCTGTAACGGCGTGTTTCTGAATCAATTTCATAGGTCCAAATCTCTGCTGGTATCACGTAAACAATTTCTTGTATGAATATTTCTCTAACGCCTGCAGTAAATTGCATTGCGCTGGTTATAGAAATTACTGCTTCAACCAGTCTTGTTACATCAGCAGTGACTGTGACCACAGATTCCAAATTGCTTTCTGCATTGACCCTAAATCCCGCATTGGCAGTGAGTGCAAATTCTGCATTAGCATTTTGTACTACACCAATGAACTGATCAACATCAGCAGTAAGTGTAAATTCACTATTGCAGTCTACTAAGAAGTCACCTATTTTGACCACTGCTATTAATTCAGAGGCAATGCTGGTAAAGTACGCGGTGACATCTTTATTGCTTAGACCTTGAGCAGCAAGATTGAATTCACTATTGGTATCAGCAGTGCTGTCGGTTATTTTAACTGCGGTAACTGCCGCGCTTGACTCAGTGCTGAAGAGCACGTCAAATCCAAACAATTGAGTAACTGAGCAATTTAGAGTGGCTGCATCGAACATAGATGATTCGATCTTACCAGCATTACTACCCTGCACTAGCATAGACGCGGAGCAGGTAACGTTGGCAATCACTCCGATAAATTGTTCAACATCTGCAATGACTGAAAATTCAGCAGCAGAATTACACTCAGCAATGATAACCGCATTGCCATCAACTGCTAGGCCAAACTCTGAGGCTGCACTGCTATCAGTATCTCTAATTCTATCATTGACTGCACTTGTACTAAATGCACTAAGAATATCAGCAGTACCTTGGGCTGTTTTAACTGCCTCAATATCAATGTTGAATTCTGTTAGGTCATCAGCAAACAGTCCAGCCAGTCTTGCCACTGCTGACAACTGTGTAGCAATGCTTTCTGTGGCAATAGTGTTATCAAGTATTCTTGTGTTGACAGCAACCTGTGCAAACTGGCCAGCAATAGCACTTTCAGCATGAGCCTGTATAACCGCATTAGTAGTCTGTGCAAACTGGCTAACAGCATCTGCTGTAGATGATTGTATTCTCAAGGCCGTTGCTGATAGTGCTGCATCGCTAAACGCAGTTAGGTCAATGCCTTGAATATTATTAATGGCAGCGGTTAGACTAGTAACAGACACAATATCTGCTGAGTATTTTACAGGGCCCGACAGTGCAGCCGCAACAGTACTGGTGCTGGCTAATACAGAATTACCTGTAAATGTAAGTGCAGTGCTGTCGTTACCATTGCCATTGAAACTGTATAAGAATACAGTATCAACAGTGTTAACTGGAGTAGAAAGACTATAAGAAGCCGCACCACTAGTAGTTTTATTTTCTAATGTTAGCCAAGCAAAATCTGTAAATCCAGTAAATGTCTTTCCTGCAACCGTAAATGGATAATCACGAGCAAATCTAACAGTTTGTGTTTTTGGTATAATCCAATTTGTGGTGTTGACATTTGTGTTTAATCCGACTCTAACCCCGTCAACATAAAATGCCAATCTTTGACCGCCGGTAAAAGAAATACCAATTGTTCCGCCGTTTAATGGAATTTGGCTAGCAGTAGTATTACCCGGACCACTAAAGTTTAACACATATCCGGTGGCACTTCTCCAACTCAAGGTAACTGTAATTGCAGCAGGCACCCCGTTGATTGTTCCCAATGGGATATATACAATTTCTTTGCTGTCAAAACTATCAGGAAAACTACTTGAAGTTATTCTGAAATGTGTTTCATAAAACCAGTTATCTGAATTAAGACTTCTTAGATCGCTGATTCTAGTTGCAGCATTTATTAACTCATTGCTGGTAAATGATCCTGTAATAGTCTTAGGACGATCAGTGCCAACATTTCTGCTCACAAACACACTGGAATGAGCACTTAGGTTTGCGGCATAGTTAACCGTGCTACCAATGATGCATACACTGTTTGATTCACTACTGAGATTGGCAACGGCTTCTTTGGTCAAGTCATCAATTGTAGCAGCCAAAGAAAACGCAGCCTGCGTTTCCATTTGGAATGCACGGCTGCGGTCATTGACTAGATCAAAAGAGAATAATGCAGATTCTGCTGAATCAATAAATCTAACTCGGCTGTAATCAACCGCAATGTCAAAAGACACAGTGGCTTGAATATTGTTGTCACGAATGCGATCTACCTGAACGGCAATGGCTGCCTGACTGAATGCAAATAGATCAATATCGGTGGTTCTTGAACCAAAAGCAACTTGTACAAACTCTGCTTGCATTACACAATCTGCGAGCGCAATCTTGCTGGCAGAACATTCAACACTGCTCACGGCACTCATGCTGCTTTCAGCATCAGCCACATACACATAAAACTCTTCAGGAGTTTTATAGCCTAGGTCTATGTATAATTGATCAGTTGTTTGTCTTGACATTATTGTTCCTTATTATCAGCCACTAAACTTGGTCACAGCAATTTTACCACTGGAACCATTGGTCAACAAGTGAGCGTGATAGATGTCTGCACCATTCACTATTGCTTCACTTGCACTCCAGGTGTTGAATCCGCCGGTGTCCACCACGGATCCATATTCTATTTTGGTTGCACCATTTAAACTGACCTTGGCCAAATACAAGATATTACCGTTGCGATACATCACTAGGTAGTCAGTGGATGTGTTGGGCTTGTAGGTCAATATCCTGTAGTCTGCTAGACCATTGGTCAGGGTCACGGTGGTCAATGCTGTGGAGTATGAGGCAGCGGCTTGACTGGTTACTGCAACCTGTCTAAAGCGATAACTGTTGGCACTGGCTCCTATGGTGCCTGTGGCAATCACTGTTGCACTTGCGGCGTTTGCACTGCCACTGTGGGAGATCAATACCGCTTGTCCGTTGGCTCCCAAAGCACTGCCATAAAAGTTCAAACCCAGTTCGCTGGTTGATCCCATTGTGTTGGTAAAGGTGTTGTTGCCGTTGGCATCATCTGCTACCCATACTGCTTGGGTTGATCCAGGTATGGCAATCAACTGCTGAAGTCCGCGTCCTCTTGCCGCTGCGCCCGCACCAAGGTTGTTGGCTGTAAAGGCTGCGGTGTAGGTGCTAGGATGGGTATAGGTGATTCTACCATAGGTGCTGGTATCATTACCAATACGAGCGGTGAACACATATTGACCATTGCTTCTATCCACTGTGAGTGTCATACCTGTTCCACCACCACTGTTGCTGCCTGTGAAAGGTGTATTGACAGTGCCACTCACTGTGATGCTGGGTGGTAATGCTGTGGTCACTGTGGCATAGTTGGTGATGCTGTATCCTCTCAATGTATGATTGGTTGAAATACTTAGATAGGTCATTCCGCTGGCGCCATTGCCTGCCACACGACCAAAAAAGTTAGAGGTTCCTGCAACTGCCTGACTGGCACCATAGGCAATCACACCTGTGGTCAAATCATAACACCAGCCTATCAGTCGCTTGGCGGAAATACCGCTGGTGCCATACAGCACAGTTCCTACAAGTTGTCCATTTGAAATACCGTGCGTGGCCACACTGTGATATTGCCAAAATTGATTTACATCAGTGTTAAACACTGGCCCCAGACTGCTGGCAAATAATGGTGGCTCGGCAGCCGCGGCACCGGCGTATGTGCCACCTAGCAAGGCACAAAGTATTCCGCTCATTAGGTTATATTTCCTGTTAGGATGGCCACAGTGGCCGACACAAACAACACATTGCACACACCGCGTGTGGCTAGACTAACACTGGTCTTGTTGGTATTGGCTCCGCCAATGTAGGCATTGGTTGTGCTGAGTGTGACTGTGATGGCAGCGGTATGGTTGTTGTAAAGCACAACAACATCACCTGCGGCAAATGTTGAGTTGGGCACTGTGATGCTGCCACCGGATCCAATCTGCACAAACCCTGCACGATCACTGGTGGCCAGAGTGTAACTGGCAGTCTTTTGTGCCCCTGCTGAAGGTATTGATCTGAAACCTACACTATTGGTTCCATCTGCGGTGCAGTTGGTCAAGGTGCCTGAAGCAGGAGTACCCAACACAGGAGTTACCAGGGTTGGACTTGTGGCAAATACCAATGATCCTGTACCTGTTTCATCTGATACCGCTGAGATAAGATTGGCACTGGAAGGAGTGGCCAAGAATGTAGCAACACCTGTGCCTAGTCCTGATACGCCTGTGGCAATGGGCAGGCCAGTCAAATTGGTTGCTGTACCTGAACTGGGTGTTCCTAGTGCGCCACCTGACACAACTGGTGCTGTGCCTGAACTGGCTGATGTTAGTCTACCCTGTGCATCAACTGTGATGCTGGCATAGGTATATGCAGCGGGTGTCACAGCGGTGTTGTCTAGATTCACTGTGATGGTATCTGTTGCTGATGCCACACTTGATAGGCCTACACCACCTGAGATAGTGAGTGTGTTGCCACCTGAGATGTTTTGACCAGTGCCTGAATCGCCTGCGGCTGTGAACCACTCCATCTTGTCTGTGTTGAGATTGGTTATGTTGGCATCACCTTCTGTCCAGGTTAATGCTGAGCCTTTGCCTGCTCTAGTTACGATTGTTGTCATGTGACTTGCTCCACGTTATGTTGTTCTGCTAACATGAAAGAGTCCAAGTTTTCAAGTTAGGGTATTGTCAGCCGAAAAGGGAGCGAACTCCCTTTTGCCAATCAGTTAGCGATTAAGCCAATGATACTGTCAAGTTACCGCTGGATACTTGGAATGTGTCACCAGTTTCGATAGTCTTGCTGGTTGTAACTGCGCCCCAAAATAGCACGTTGCCTCCTGCGGATGCATCCATAACTGCCACGTGAGTGATAGTACCCCAGTTGGCTGTGGCTGCGTCAAATGTCACAGTTGCGTTAGTAGCACTGGTACCACTTGATGCGGCTGCGAACGTTACAGTCCTGCGAACATAGGCTGAACCACTGGTCGTGACTTCATCACTCAGCGTACCGGCTTCTAGGTTGGTCGCGGCTGAACCACTGGTATTGGTAAACAGAGCCAAATAACGTGTACCTGGTGCTGTGTATGCTGTGGCTGTTAGCACGTGGTTCAATACTGCGTTTTCTAAATAATTACTCGATGCTGACATATATGTCTCCTTGATTGATATGTTGTCTTGTTGATACAGACAACATATAATTGTCTGTATTGTTATTTACCTCAAACCTCAAAAATCAATGATAAAAGGTAAAAAAAGTTTATAATATGCCGGGGCCTCTTGTTATTGTATGAGCCTGACCACCTGCTGCTTCAAGCCAGAAATTATTTTGATCTATCAAGGTCGGACTGTTGATATTGGTAGTGTTACCTAAACCTAATTGTCCACTTGTGTTTTGTCCCCATACATATAGTTGTCCTCCACGCCCAGCGGAAAAGCCTCTAATGGCCATTGCGTGACTTGATACGTTTCCGGCTGACACACTGTGCCAATCACCAAGCGAGCCAATTCTTAGTCCAAAGGATGTTGTTCTAGATGATCCTAATTGTCCGTAAGTGTTTGTGCCCCAACTGTATAGTTCGCCGTTTCTCACAGCAAGTACAAAAGGATTAGTGCCGCCACCTTCATTTCCACCTGAGTCCACAGCAGTGTATCCACCGGCACTATCTGTGCTGTCAATTAATTGAGGCAAGTATATATCAGTATTAGCACCAAATGCTAGACCTTGACCCCATGCCAACAATTGTCCGGCTGCGGTAATAGCATATGAACTGGCTTGGCCTGCGGCAATAGTTGTTGATAAATTGATGCTCGACGCAATTCTTGTAAATGTTGGTGTGGAATTTGTTTGTTGTGTGCCTCTACCAACTTGTCCTGCATAATTGCTACCACAGGCATATAATTCTCCAGAAGAATTAATAGCCAAAGAATGGGCGCCGCCGCCAGCAATATTGACCCAATTGTTTGCAACGCCAACTCTTGTAGGAACTAGTTTATCTAGGCCAGCGCCGCTAACAAACGCAAAACCCAACTGTCCACTAGAACCTTCTCCCCAACTCCATAGACTGCCATCAGTTTTTATTGCTAATGTATGTCTTGCTCCGCAGGATATTTTTAACCAATTGGTATCTGTGCCAATGCGTGTGGGCGTTGTAACATCTGCAGTGAAAATAGATTCGCTTTGACTTCCATTTCCTAAGTGACCTGAGGCATTATTACCCCAAGTGTATAGTTCTCCATTTTTAACAGCCACGCTCCATACCTGTCCTGCTGAAATTGCATCCCAATCTGCAGAAATAAATGTGGGTGTAAGTCTTTGTGTAGTATCACCGGTTCCCAGTTGTCCCTGGCCATTGTTGCCCCAAGCAATTAGACTTGGGATAATTCTATTCACACCGGCTGTTAGAGATGCAGACAAAGTCATATTAGCACCAGCAGAAGCAGTTATTCTTGTTGTGGTTATTTGTTGTGCAGTGCTTGTCATGTTAGATATAGCACTGGCAGTTTTGATTGGGTCTATTGACGCCGCAGTTACTGCTGGCAATACAGTATTTCCAAAACTCTTAATCTTTTCAGCCGCTATATCAATATTGCTCAACACGCCAACATTGGCTTCAAACAGTATTGCAATATCAAAGTCAGTTAGTAGATCAAATGCAGAACTGACATCTACCTGTTGGAATCTAACTCTAATTGCATCAGCCAACACAGGTTCAATTCGACTTGTAATTGGATTTACACGCTCGGGACCAAATACGGCACGCATCTGATTAGGTAACGCACTTGCTGTAAAGTTAGGCAAAATATTCATTGTGCTGACTGAATCCAAATCAATCGTATTTGCTCTAGTGGCCACTGCAATTACGCTTGGACTAAACAATGATGACGCTGCAATTACGCCTGGACGGATTCTGTTTGGACTTTGAAACAATGACACAGGTGCAGTCATAAAACTTAGACCATACCACGGTGTTCTAAATGTAAAGAAGTTATTGACAGCAGCACTGGGCTGGCGTGTTGATCCGGGAAAGTCACCTTCAAGAATCCAACCTTCTTCAAAATCAACAGTGCAGTCAGTGCCTTCTGGCAATTGTAATTTCTCAACGTCAATTCTAAAGTAAGTAGGAAACTTGCAGGTTAGACTAGGAATTACTTTCCAATTGTCAGTGTTGTCTATTACTCTCGGGCTTCCTGGAGAAATAACATTATTACCGCCACCATAGGTTTTGTATCTTTCATCAACCACTGTGAGTGTTATTGGTGCTTGTAGATCAGCCACTGCTCGTAAAATCCTGAAAGGCAACACATTGGGATATACAACAAGTCCGTTACTTAGGGGCAAGTTTTTGTTGCCTAGACTAAAAGACGATACTAGAGCAGCAGATATATTCTTATCTACTACCCATAGTCTAACACCTATGTTTAATTTTGCAATTGCTGATTGTATTGCCATCTGTTAATCCTTAGAATCGTTGATTGTATTTTATTTTAACTGCTAGGTCCAATGCACTTATGGTGGTCAATAATTGACCGTCTGCTCTCTTAATTATCATCTTACCGTAACCCAAGGTTATAGGGCGATCATACTCAAGATCCATTAATACACTGCCATAGGTCAAGCCTTGTGGTGCTGTTGGTGCTGCACCATCTGTCTTCCAAGTAATGGTAGTCGAATCACTAACACCACTCCATTCCTCATTGCACTCTAAGTCTAGAATAATACCACTTGGGATAGTTATATGATAAGTGGTATTGGTATCAAACATCTTAGTTGGATTAACCAAAATGGAATAATCATCAACTTGTTCATCAGTAGCAGTTGATGGATCGTCTGCAGAACTAGAACCACCGCTATAGATATCTCCATATTTCTTAGTTGCATAGTTTCCGTTTAGGTCAATCTTTTGAAAGGTTGATCCAAATAGTCCACCCTTGATAGTAATTTCAGCAACACCTGGTTTAGTTTTAATTAACTTATTAAAAGTAATTTTAATATTGGTTCTTAACTTGGCAGCACCATTGTCTACACTACAGTATTCAACCCTGGTTACTTTTAATGCAATACCTGCGTTAATACCCCAAGTTTTTGCATTTGATGAACGACTAGGCGGTGCAGGACTATTTGTTGTCTTGTCGCAATATACTGAAGAGCCAACCAATGATTCAGTTACTAAGAAACCTCTTGGAACATTAAAATCATAATATGCATCAGCAGTTAGACTTGGAATTGCTCCGCAGTCTACTTGCCAAACAGTGCTACCACCTGCTTCTATTTCTGAAATAGTCACAGTGCTGGCTAAGAATGATTCAACTATTGACTTAGTCTGTCTATCTACTAGAGTGATAGAACCGCTTCCTTTTATTACTTTAGTTTCAAAAGTTAATATCAGTCTTTGACCCTGTGCACACACACGAGCAAGTGGGCTAAAATCAAAATCAAGTAAACTTCTATCAAACACGTCACTAGTTGAACTGTCTGGAATATTAGTTGGAGCAATCGAAGTTAATGCGTAAGCAGGGACTGGAGTTTCACTGGTTGTAAATGTCCAAATTTCTGAATCATCAATTGAAATATTCTCGCAATTGCAGTTGGTAACAATACCTTCATTGTAAACAATATAATAGTCCTTTCCTGGACTTCTATTTTTGAACGGAATTTCAACCACATTGTTGTGTATAACACAATCAGCAATTGATAATGACTGCTCTCTGACACCATCTGTACCATATAGTTCAAAATTGCCTGTGCCTTTGACCAATGGTGCTATTAATGATATTGGATCGTTAGCCTCGCCTCGACCATATACCCAACCACTGCCGCCTGCTGGTCCAACAATTCCTCTACCATCTGAATTACCAGTAGCAGTAAATTCAGTACCTGCTGCATTACTGGCGGCACCTATTAGTGTAAAATCAGTTTTTGATGCTGAGGTGCCGCCACCTGACACAATTGTATATCGCTTGCCAACAGTGATCTCATTGGCGTTCTTTCCGTTGGGCCATAGTGTTAGAGGATCCTGTGCTATTGTTGATGTTCCAACATTACCATCTTCAAAGCCCCACCAAGACCAATCTGTGTTGCCGGGCTGAGCAATAGTATATTTCTCATCTTCTAATATAGTAGATGCTGACGTGGCCTCAGGTGGTTTATTTCCTGGATCAATATTGAACTTGATAAAGTAACTGCCAGTGTAAGGCACTGATGTTGATGCAGGACAAAGCGCACCGGCTGCTTGAAAATTGTTTATAGGTAACGTTGATGCTTTTACCAATGAGCAAGCAATTGCATCACCGAGAGCCTCAGGTGGAACATTTTCAAATTCACACGCTACACAATCACTAATTAACTGCCACTGCTGATCGTCACTGTTCCAAGCAAGAATATCTTTATTCTTATTTCCTTCTAACAGTTTAACTTCCACATTGCCACTACCTAAGGCAATAATAGGACCAACAAAGTTAATACTGCTGGTAGTAGCACCAAGACTAGTGCCGTCTGCTTTAACAGCAAGGTCGGCAGCAACTACTAACCCACCGTCCGAAGCATCACCTACAAGATCAATGCCGGTTACCTCTTCAAAAGTATCAAATATCTTGCTGAATATGCTTTGACCTATATCAGTTTCGCCTATTAGGTCTGATAGTTTACCTAATAATTGAACAGCGGCAAGTCCAGCAATCAATCCACCTGTGCCGTCAAGCATACCTGTTTCTGGACCAATAGCATCAGTAGTTTGTTGCGGTACAAATTCTACTAGACCACTAACTGAACTAAATGTTCCCACAGTGTTGGTGTTAAAGCCACGAGTCTTAATGTAGAAATCGCCTGAGCCTAGGGTATCGTATGATAATACCACTACGGTACCGGATGTGTAAACGCCGCCACCAACTGGCTTCTTGGTAGCAATTAGGGTATAACTGCGGCTAGCATCATCGGTAATTGTTGTGTCTGTGGTAAGCCAGTATTCGATGCCTTCGACTAAACCTGTTGGTGCTGTGGTGCTGACTTCAATTCTTGGACGAGCATCTTGCTCTACTTTACTTACTACAGGAGTGCCCGGTGCTCCAATGCTACCAAGAGGCAGTATTCCGTTTTCATTTGAGCGTGTGAATCTATAAAGATCCGCAATACTATACACACTGGCATCGTACTCTAATGCCTGGATAGACATGATTAAAGAGCCTAGATCGTCGTGGACTTCAGTGATGTTTATGATGCGGAATGCCTTGCTACTAAATCCAAATCTGCTGTTGGTAACATCAATAACGTCACCGGCCTTTAGGTTATAGTAATCAAAGTTGGTGCTGAACTCGACGATCTTGTCAATGCGGCTTTGTTTAAGTTCTATAAGGCCGAGTAATTGTGCCTGAACCGGCTCATTGATAATGTCATAGGTCAATATCAAAGGATTAACTTCTTCATTGGCATTTCTAGCAAAGAGAACCCAATCACTAGGTATGCTGCTTGTTGGCACATCTATCTTATAGACATCCAAGTTATCGCGTAGTTCTCTATGTGGAAACTTGATTTCTGTAGTATTGTATAAATCTTGTAATCCGGTGCCGCTGACTGTAATGTTGCCGACAATGTTGCTGTCGTTAAAACTGGCAATGCTGGTATCTGATTTGTTGATTACCACGCCCCACTTGCCCACGTGACTGTCATAACTTAACCAAGAAGCACAGGCATTCACAATGGCTTCTGCATTTTCTAACACTTTGTTCTTGCTATCTAATAGACCGTTGATCTGGTATCGGTCAGCAAGAGTTTCAGTACCAGTGCCTTGATCGTCATAGGCAACCCCGATCTGACTATAAGTGTTTAAGGCTGCGATGTCAGCAGTTAAAATATTTGCTGACTCAATGCCAGCACCGTAGGTAGTGTTGGTTAGGTAATCATAAAGCACATCGCCTGGACTGAACATGGTGCTGGCAACATTAAAGTTCATCTTACCAATGCCAGTAACACTCTTTTCACGGTTGTAATCAACACTTACCAAGGCAAAGATTAGATTATCCATACTGTGCGTGGCACTTGTCCAATTAGGAAATAGTGTTTCAGCATCAGCAACACTGCCGCTAAATCCAACAGGCTTTTGTCCTGCTGTTCTTCCGCCAGCATAGAAATAGACTTTAACTAAACCACTGATGTTTCTATCAATAGTACCGCTTCTATCCAC